AGGTCTTCTATGGGCAACGATGGGTTGTCATTGAAATCGCTGGGAAGTAGGTTTTTGCGTATATGATTTCGCACAGTCGCACGTTCGGTGTCAGAGAGGGGCGATGCCGTGCCTTGGGGGGACACAAACTCTACATCATATTCATATTTTTGTCCCGGCAGCGTTCGCAGTGCGCCTACTGTTTCGTTGTTTAATTCTCGTATTGTTTGCACGCCCTCACCTGCCGCATCTAAGCCTTCATATATGCGACTGCCACCCTCTGCCTCGTCATAGAATTTAACTACAATTCGCGCACCAAAACCTTCTTCGCCCCCGCTCATTGCCTCGTTAAGCACCTGATTTATGCGATAGGGCAATGTCGCATTGTCTCTCAAGTCCGTGGATATTGTTTCTTGGACATTTGGTATAGCGCCTTCCGTCTTTGGCTTGCCATGAAAGAAGTCGTAGCGTGCGGCTCCGTATTTTTTAGACGCATTCTTTTGTATTTGCCCTATGCTCGCCCTAAGTCTTTCATGGACAGCTTTGAGCGCCCTTTTTGGCTTGTCAGCCGCAGCCAACATTATTTTATATTTTTGCGGATCGCCAACATGCTTGTAAAGCTCCCTAACAGCATTGTCTGGTATTGAAGTTAAAAAACTTTGGACAAAATCTGCTATTATAGACCGCTTAGTGCGGCCCGGTGGTGCCATTTCCTCTGTTAGTTTTTTAAACTTTCCTCGGGTAGACTTTGGCTTGACCTTGGTTTTTTTAGCCCGACGTTGTTGTAGGTAATCAACGACTTTGGGCCGTAGGTAATCAACGGCTTTGCTTGGAACTCCAATCATGGGATCGGCTACAACATCTGCAACTTGTATGCCCTTGGTGCGACCCACTCGTCCTAATCGTTCGCCTACTTTTGCCAATGATCCCAGCTTCGGAATTTTGCTTAACGCACCAGCGGCACTTGCACCGCCCGTAAACGGAAGTGCTATGGCTGATGCTAAATTCATAATTCCTTCGGTGGGATAGCCACTAACAATGTCTTCCGGCAAATCAACAACCGACTCTACAAACTCTTCTCCCACTTGGCGAGCAAGCCTCGTGTCCTCGTCTTCGTCGGTTCCCACGGCCAGCTTTGCGACCCCTGTCCCCAAAGAAACCAGTGGCTTTACGCCCTTTTCGATGGGGGAAAATAAAACGTCTTTAAACTGCCCCGGTATTTCTTCGAGGCCCATTGCACCGCCCTCGCCTTCTTCTTCGCCATAATACAGGCGTGACAGAAAGCCCCTTTCTTCGTCTTGCTCTGCCGTAGAAGCGCGAAACCTTCGCAGCTTGTCTTGCGCCGACAGGCGTTTGGTGCCGCCGCCTGCTTGACTCCTAAAGGCTTGTAATTTTTGCTTGGCTGTTAGTGCCATATTGCGCTTCCTTTAACGGACCCTTGAGTCAAGGCGCTTTAATTCTGCTAATGCCTCTTTGTCTACAACATTGCCTTCATCGTCAAAGGCCCGATCTGCTAGCGTTTCCAAATACTCTTCACTGACCGATTCACTTGTTGACGTAGCCTGTGGTGAGGTTGCTTGACTCCTGCGAAGCAGGCGCATGTTTTCCTCTGGATCATAACCTTCCTCAAAGGGGCTTGGCCCTGCCACAAATGCGCCTTTGGTCTTGCGATTTAAAAGTTTTGCTATGCCGTCATATGCCCCCTGCAACCTCTGACTGCCCGTAAACTTATCTGGTATAGTTTGTTCAATTAAAGCCGCATCCCTGTCAGATAAGCGACCAAGGTCGCCTATTCTTTTCATAAAATCAAAAAGGATTAATTTCTGTGAATCAAAGTCTTGTTGGATTCTTGGCGCTTCGCCAAGTGGGTCGTAGTTGCGGTCACCAATATATCCTGCAATTGCGCCTGTCGTAAGAAAATCGCCCTTCTTATAAGTTTCCAGCAAGCCACTCACATGCGCCATTATCATAGCAGCATCATCTACTTGTTTTTTGAGTTCTACAGCTTCGGGGTCATCATCTTCTTCGCCCGTCACTGCCATTCTTCTGGTTTGTGCGTCATACCTTTCCAACTCAAGTCTTTCTCGGTCTAGTTCTTCCTGTATTCTTCTTTCCTCTTCTTCAGCAGCAATGGCATCTGTTTCCCTTTGTGTTGCCTCATCTTCTAAGCGCCGCGTCCTTGCGATCTCTTCGTCCTGCATTGCCTCCAGACGCTCTTGCTCTTCTAACGCCCGCTTCTGGCTCATAAACTCCTGCCCACCTCGACCAATGCCCGCTAACACATCAAACATACCTTCGCCCGCCGTAGTGCGTGGCATGCTTGGGGCGACCATAGGATTTACGCGACCTCTTGTTAGGGCAGAAATGGCTGTTGCCATGCGAGCTTCTTGTGCTTCGCGATCTGCGGCTTCTTGTTCTCGCCGCCCACGTTTGTATTCGCCGCCCAACTCTCCAATCGTGCGAAGCCCCTGCAACACCAAGTCAGGGTTTTCGCGCACCAATTGTCCAACTTTGCCGCCCAAGCCCGCCAGACGCTCTAAGATGCCGGGGCCTGCGTCCGCAGGCAAATCTACAGCATTAGCAGCCGCAGGCGCTACACCTGCTTTCGTAGGCGTTGCAACCACTTCAGCCTCGGCGTCTGCGCTGGGCGTAACAATTGTTTCATCTATCAATATTGGTCGCTCTGGGTAACGACCACGGGTCGGATCAAACGCCTCTTCTTCGGCTTTTGCTTTTCCCACAAGACCTATTGGTCCCGGTAGAAGTGGGTAGCCTTCTTCTTGTCCAATTATGTCGATGTCTGGTCCTACCGCAAAACGCCTTTGCTGCAAACGCTTACCCGCAGGCTCATCGACTGAGGTTACGTCTGCATTGGGCATTGCAATTGTTTCTTCCATCAATATTGGTCGTTCTGGATAACGACCACGCGTTGGGTCAAACGAATCACGACCCATTTCTTCTGCAACAATCGCATCTTCTAATGAAAGATCGCTTTCAAATAAATCATTGGATACGCGCTGCCCACTTCTTGCCTCTTCTTCTCGTATGCGAGCTATTTCATCTTTCTCTTTTTGTGTCAACCGACGGGTTGCCATCCCATCCGTGGACTCAATAGCGGTAGTCCCATCCATAAAATCAGGAACGCCACTTATCGTTTGCTGGTCAGCTAACCTTGGCGATGCAAAGTCAGGTATTTTTTGGGGGTCAAGGCCGGGAGTCACCTCTACGTCTTGCTGCTCGCCGCCTTGACGCATGGCTGGTGCGCCTAAAAAGTCTGCAAAACTGGCTACATCTACTGCTGGCGGATCGCCCAAAATATTCGTGGCATCTTTACGCAATCCACCCATTGCGTCTTCTATAGTTGGCAATGTGCTTTCTTGCCCCAGCACTTTGTCTATCGCTTGCCGTATATCTGCATCTGTGGGGGGGGTAAATCGCACTGTGGGCAAAGCACGCACAACTTTTTCAGGATCTACAGCAGCATACATTGGTCTCGTAACGTCGTCAGACGCAGACCGCTCTAATGACCTTATAATTTCGTTGACTCGCCTGTATAGCGGCTGTAAGTCAAACTCCGTTTTGTTACGCGCCCCACCGCCAACTTGTGCGCCTAACGCCGATTGTCCGTAAATCTGCGTTGCCATAATATCTGCCTATGTTATTGCGTTATTCTGCTGTAAGGTGAATCGTATGTTAGGCCACCGCCTCCACCCGCGCCACGACGTATTACACCGCGATCTAACAAGCCCGACACTTGGCTTTTCGGCGCACCATTAGCGCCCTTCATCCCATATAGCAAACTGCCCAAGCTCGCCAAATCAGCCATGATACCCACGGCTCGCGCATCCTTGGGCATTGCCGCCTGCCGCCTCGGTATGCGCTGGGCCTGCTGGCGCTTCAGCATGGCAATGGCATCGGCGCGGCGCTGGGCCTCTTCTGTTTCGCGGTCAGCGCGATCCTGTGCCTGTCCTTGGCGATGCCTGCCGTACATGTCCGCGCCCTTTTTTATCGCACTTGTTGCTAAGGCGATGGTGTATGGATTGATAATTCCCATGTTGTTATTTCCTTTTTGGCTTGCTGCCCTTGTTGTGTTCCATGTTATTTATCCTTTATAATCATTCGGGTCAACATCAAGTATGCTAGCAACAGCCTGCTTAACTTCCGTATAGCCTCGTCCCCCCGATGCCATAAATTGCTGTATTGGCTTTGCAATGGCCTGCATTGTTCTAGCGCGGGCATCCCCTTCCATGGCATTGGCAAGGGCAAGCAATTGACCCAAGGACTCGGCCTGTCGCGCCGTAAGCATGTCGGCCAATTGAGCGCGTTGTAACTGCGCTTGCAACGTGGGCAAGCCGTTGATTTGGCCCGTTGCTATGGCTGTGCGGAAATCAAGCTCATCCTCAAACTGTCCTTCCTCAGACAGTATGCGCTCAGTCTGCATGCGTTCCGCTGATTCAAGCTCTTCTTTTGCCAAATCTAAGTTGCCTGAGTTAATAAGTGTTTGTATCTCAGTTGCTCTTAGGGTGTCAAGGTAGCCCAACCTAACATTATTGGCTAACTGGTTTTGCAGATTTCTGGACTCAGCTTGCACACGCTCCGTTTGCATTTCTTTTTCGGCCTCAACCTGCTCTGTTTGCATTTCTTTTTCAGCCTCAACCTGCTCAGTCTGCATGCGTTCTGCTGATTCAAGCTCTTTTTCAGCCAAGTCTAAGTTGCCGCTATTAATAAGTGTTTGTATTTCAGTTGCCTTTAAGGTGTCAAGGTAGCCCAACCTAACATTATTAGCTAGCTGGTTTTGCAAATCCTTAGACTGAGCTTGCACACGCTCTGTTTGCATTTCTTTTTCAGCCTCAACCTGCTCTGTCTGTCGCTTTTCTTCAGATTCGAGCGTTGCCTCTACGCCCTCAAGTTCCTTTTTAGCTAATTCTAAATTGCCGCTATTAATAAGTGTTTGTATTCTAGTTGCCTTCATAATGTCAAGGTAGCCCAACCTAACATTGTTAGCTAGCTGGTTTTGCAAATCCTTAGACTGAGCTTGCACACGCTCTGTTTGCTTTCTCTCCTCCGAAGCCAAGGTTGCCGTAACTCCCTCAAGCTCCTTTTCAGCCAAGTCTAAGTTGCCGCTATTGATAAGGTTTTGTATTCGCGTAGCCTTATCCAAGTCTATGTTAGCTATCGTGAGGCGATTTAGCAGTTCATCCTTGAATTGGCGTTCATCACGCTGCGACTGTCTCTCCTCAAGACCTACTCGCTCAGTTTGCATGCGCTCTGCTGATTCAAGCTCTTCTTTTGCCAAATCCAAATTGCCGCTATTAATAAGCTCCTGTATCTCAACTGCCTTTAAAGTGTCAAGGTAGCCCAACCTAACATTATTAGCTAACTGGTTTTGCAAATCCTTAGACTGAGCCTCAACTCGCTCCGTTTGCATTTCTTTTTCAGCCTCAACCTGCTCTGTCTGTCGCTTTTCTTCAGATTCGAGCGTTGCCTCTACACCCTCAAGTTCCTTTTTAGCTAATTCTAAATTGCCGCTATTAATAAGTGATTGTATCTCAGTTGCCCTTAAGGTGTCCATGTACCCCAACCTAACATTATTGGCTAACTGATTTTGCAGGTTTCTGGACTCGGCTTGCACGCGCTCCGTCTGCATCTCCTTTTCGGCCTGCACTCTCTCCGTCTGCATACCGGCCTCGCCTTCAAGTTGCGCTTTTGCGAGGTCTATATTGCCCGTATTAATGGCCTGCTGTACCTGTATGGCTTTTTCGGCATCCAACATGCCCAGCCGCACTCTATTAGCAAGCTCATTAGACAGATTTATTGCATCTTGATCTATCCGTTCTCGCTCAAGGTCAAGTCCAACCTCGCGGGCTAACGTAGACTGATCGCCCAAATAACCCGTAACATCTGCCCTTGCCAGTGCTTCGGCCTCCTGTGCGCTCCGTACGCCCTCTTCAAATCGTTCTCGCGTCGTTGGCTCTGTTATGGTCATGCCGCGTGCCAGCGCCCGGTCTGCAAGGTCTTGTTGCATCATTGCGTCACGCCGCTGTAGGTCCGCAGCATACTGATACTGTGGCGCTAACACACGCGCCTGCTCAAGCTGCCTGTCGGCGCGATCCATCTGTGCGCCTATGTCCTGATCGCGGCCAGCTAAAGACCGTGCGCCTCGCAAGAAGCCGCTGATGTCGGCTTCACGTTCCGTGGCCCTTTGCTGCTCTATCTGTGCCTCTAAATCCAAAGCACTTTGTCGCTCAAGAGCATTTTGTTGTGCTTGCCGTGCCGCCAGCGTGTCTTGTCCACCTAAGCGCCCTATCATTTCGCCACCACGCATATAGCGGTCACTGCCAAGCTGCGCTAACTGCATCGCTGCTTCTAACGAGGGGTCGTTTTGACGCCGCGTTGCTTGATCGGCAAGAATGTCGCTATACGTGCGTCCATATCCAGACCTTAGCTCACCTAATACGTCTGCGGTATCACCGCCACCTCGCAAAACACCATATCGCTGCAAATCTTCTACGGTTTGAGCCTCATCCCTTGCTTGTCTTGCTTGAGTGTCAGCTATCTGCGATGCCGTTACAGGGTCTACGCCACCTGATCCTAACAAATTTTGGCGCAAAGTATCCAACATAATTTGTTGCAAATCGGTTTCGTATTGAAAATACTCAGGATCAAACTCTACATCACCCGTAGCCAATAGTTCAGGCCTACCAAGGCCCCGCACGCCGATGTTGGGTCCACCTGTAGGGGCGGCTGCTTCTTCAAGTCTTATGTTAAGGTTCGGGTCGGCAACCCTAACGCCGGGCAACCCTTGTCGCGTCCTTGCCGCAAAGTCCTCTGCGCCTTGTATTAACTCGCGCTGCGTGTCCATTTGCTGCTGCCGTAGCTCTGCGTCTGTGATGCCGCCTATGGCCTGCGCTGCCGCCGCAGAAGGGCCTGCTGCCTGCGACACTGTACCCATCTGCTCGCGATTAACGTCTACTTGGGGTTGGGCTGCTGGTCCCGTAGTGGCTCCTGCGGGAGCCACAAACGACTCCATAACATTGCTGCGTAAAGCATTTATATCTGAAGGCAAACCCATACGCCGTGCCGCTTCCGACGCTTCAGACAAATCAAAATCAGTGCGCCCCGCACGAGCAAGCGCCCGCGCTGCTTCCATTCTTTGGTTATAATAGTCCCTCATGCCGGGGTCAATGCCACTGGCTGTGGACTGGTCTGCTGTGCCACCACCGCTACCAACTTCAACTCCACCACCGCCAGCCCCAACCCCACCATCGTTAGTCCCGCCTCCAGGTTTTGCCACCATAGCCGGGTTTCCCGCCGTGCTAGTAGAAGTAGTTAGGTCTTTATATCCTTGCGACCTTGTAAATGCTGTTGCTTGATTAGGAAACAGGTCTTGGAACTGAGTGAAAGACATGCCATCATATGTGGGGTTTCGCGCATTAGGGTCATCTTGCATCGAACTTAGCAAGCCCTTGGTGTAGTCTTGAAAGGTTCCTTGTGGATTGTAATAATCAGAAACTTCCATCATGGCTTGTACGGGATTGTAGCCTTGTATGCTTGTTAGGTCTTTTCCTTGCAATGCGTCACGCAAAGTATTCTGATCATACATGCCGTATTTGGCACCTTGTCGTATTTTAGCAAGACGAGGATCAGTTCCGTAATTAAATGCGCCATTAGCCATATTGTTACTCCACGCCTACCACTTTGCGCCGCCGCATGCGTCCAATGGGCTTGTATTGCAATAATACGCGCCTAAAAACAAACGGTTCGTTCAAAGCGTTGTTGGTATATTTAAGTTGAGATGTATTGTCGTAGCCCATTAAATCTGTATCTGCGTATAGTGCTGTATTTTCTCCACCCAATGGCGTTGTGCCTATGACAAAACTTCCAAATCCGGCAGTTGCTTGCCCCATTAAAATTGACTGCGTAACTCCTGTTATTTTGGGAGACTGTTGCAACACCTGCACATCGTAGGCACTGTCTTGAACGTCATAAAAATGACGAGCATAAAGCCACCTTAGTCTAACATCCGCGCCTACGGGAGCAGGGGAACCAGTGGAAAATGTGCTTGAAATGGCGCTTCCGTCATCGTTTTCATTGGTGTCGTGCTTGTATACAATGCCATTAAAACCGCCAGCGTGAGGCAAGTCGTCTACTAAAGCTGAAGCATTGCGTGTCATGTTGGTGTATGGGCCACTCCAGCAATTTAACACAGTGTTGTAAACTATGGCATAGTTGTTCGTTGCCTGTGAAGAACCATACGGCAAAAACCACCAAACCTCATTTGTACTTGGGTAATACATGCCATGAACAAGGCCCATTTTGGCTGTGTTAAGATTATCCCAAAAACGACTTCCGTCTAATGCTTGGCTAATTTTAACAACTTGATCGCCGCCATTCCAAGTGTAAATTCCGTCTAATCTTGGAAAAAGCTGTACTCCTATTGGCAGATTTACGATACCTCGTCCTGAAACACTACCCGCAGGCGTCTGTCGAGACACTTGGTATGGAACCGTGGCATTGCCTGTTGGCGTAAGAGTGTGTATCCCTTCTTGTGTGTGGACTGCCAACGAGTTGCCTATGGGTGATAAACCTGTTATGGGGTGATCAAAGTTATAATAGTCAGTGCTGCCCCACGTTGTAATGTCACCTGTAGTTGAGCGCCACAGTTGATAGTTAGCGCCGTCAACATTTCCAATAAAAAGCCGATTATCCCAATAGGCTTACCTTTGGTAAAACGACCATCATCATCTAAATTTGCAATGTTATTAGTGCCACCTGCCCATGTTATTGCATCTGTGTCAACGCCATTGGTTAGCACTAAAGTTGAGCCAGCTAAGGCCCACTCAAAAACATTGTCGTTGCCCGCTGTAATGGTTACAGATCCCGTGCGGTCTGTGCCGCTGCCGCCTGTAATGTCGTAAAACTTGTTGCCTGCTATTGCAAATGTCTTGTCAACCGAAGCTAATGTGGCTTGCCCCACCGCCGTAACAGTGGCATCGCTGTTTAGCGCACTTGAGTTAAATTTAGCAAATCCTTTACGCTTTTCGACTTCTCCAGCCTGCCCAACGCGACAATTAACCATTTCATATAGCGCATTTACCCCCAAATCTTCTGCCGGAAGATCGTAGCGGACGCCATTTTTCCACGGTCCGTATTGTATTGAACTGGCATTTATGGGCACGTTATCTAAGACTGCCTTCCGTTGGCTGGAATCTAAAATCTGAAACCGACATGCTATCATCGCGACGCATGC